TGGTGTGAGAGAGGCATTCATTTTGCTAATCATGTCTTGTCTGCCTCTCGCATACTGTTTAATCACGGTCTGCACATGGAAATGCTCTTGATAAACCCATTTTTAGCGGTCAAAAAGCGCCCTGTGAGCGTCCGTAAGACTGTTTGGAGTAGGGAGCAAGTACAAACCTTCTTACAGGCGGCGTATGGCGATTTTAGCACCCGTAATGTGGGTATTATAGCACAGATGGCATACGAATGGTGTCAGAGATTAGGTGATATGCGTATGTTGACATGGGATAGCCTAGATTTAGATGCTGGCAGAGTACATATCAAGCAATCAAAGCGTAAAGCAGAGGTATTTTTGCCAATAGAGCAAGAATTAAATGAGATGTTGATTGAGCAGAAACAAGATTTTGGTTTTCAGCAGTATGTCGCTCCCATGACAGAGCCAATCAGAGGTATTTATCATCCTTATAGCATATACAGGCTACCAAAGGTGGCACGTAGATTGATGAAACAAGCAGGACTGCCAGAATCACTACGTCTATCTGATTTAAGACGTACAGGCACTACTGAGATGGTCGAAGCTGGGGTGTCTATGGGCAATATTATGTCGGTTACAGGACACGCTAATCCACAGTCAGTAAAGCCATACATGAAAAATACTTTTGCTAGTGCTGATTTAGCCTTGACGACTCGTAAAAAACATGATATCTAAACATCGTGATTGCCAAACGGACCTATATATAATACATATATATGAGGAGAACAGTAATGAATATTAAAGGTTATGTAGAAGATTTAGATATACCTGTTGGTGAATCTCGTAGGATTAATTGTCCTGTTTGTAGTTCATATAAAACATTTACTGCTACAAATAATATGGGTAAGCTACTGTGGAATTGTTACAAGGCTTCTTGTAGTGTGAGTGGTAATACTCGTGCTAAAGTTACTGCTGATGATTTACGTAAGATGTATGGTGATCAGGAAGTGTCCCAAGTTGGGACATTTGAAATGCCAGAGTATGTGGTCAATCGTAGTGGTGGCTTGTACATGAACAGATGGTGTGCCAAGTGGGGCATTGATGGTGAAGCATTAGGTCTGATGTATGATGTAAGGGAAGACAGGGTTGTGTTTCCTGTTGTACATGAAGGCTTGGCTGTGGATGCTACAGGTCGTGCGCTAGGTAAAAGATTACCTAAATGGAAAAGATATGGAAATAGTGGCTTGCCATATGTATCTGGTTGTGGTAAAGTCGCAGTTGTTGTTGAGGACTGTGTTAGTGCAGCCGTTGTTGGTGAGTACGGTTCTTTTGTCGGGGTTGCGATATTAGGCACGTCTTTGTCTGAATCGCATAAAAGGTATCTGGCACAGTTCTCAACAGCCGTTATGGCATTAGACCCCGATGCTCTACCAAAAACGCTACAGTTCAAAAAAGAGTTGAGTGGATACGTGAATGACGTTAAGGTGCTACGCCTTAATGATGATATTAAATACCGAAACCCCGATGACATGGAACGGCTTCTTGCCTTCCAAGATATATAGGAGAAAACCAAATGGAGTTATCAATACTAAGAAGTTTAATGGACAAGGAGTTCTACGACAATCATCGTGGAGCCAAGTGTCCTGATCGTCTGTTTGGTACAGACAACCGTAAGATCAAGAAAGCCATTGACAATGCAATGGACAAGTATGGTCGGTCTGTCGTGCCAGAGGAGATTGAGGCACTGTTCCTATCCGACAACCCCACTATGACCACAGCGCAGAAGCAATCGTTTCAGCATCTGTTTAGTCAGATAAAGAAAGAACATCCGCTTGGCAGTGATGTGGCACAGGAAGTATTATCTAAACTGTTTCAGTCAGTGGTGGGTACAGACATTGCAGAGTTAGGGTTTGAATATGTAAATGGCACACAGGCTAGTCTAGAGTCATTGCGTACATTACTTGAGCAATATAATGATAACTTTTTACCTGATTTAAATGTGGAGTGGGATGACATGGATATTGACACATTACTTGCTAAGAATGATCTTGAGGCACGTTGGACATTTAACATACCAACACTAGGTCGTCAGGTTGAGGGCATCAATGCTGGTCACTTGATTGAGATTGGCGCACGTCCTAACACTGGCAAGACATCATTTCATGCCAGCCTTATTGCATCACCACAGGGTCTAGCATCACAAGGTGCTAACTGTATTATCTTATGTAACGAAGAGGGTAGTCATCGTGTTGGCGCACGTTATTTGACTGCTGCAACTGGCATGACCATGAGGCAGATCAAGAACAATCCAGCCAAGGCACGTGACCTTTACTCTCCTGTCAAGGAGCGTATTAAGATCAAGGATGCTACAGGACGTGACATGTCGTGGGTAGAGTCTGTTTGCAAGACCTACAAGCCTGATGTGGTGCTTCTAGACATGGGAGATAAGTTTGCACGACAGGCTGGCTTTGCACGGCCTGACGAGGCTCTAAAGGCCAATGCCATTCATGCCCGTATGATTGCCAAACAATACAACTGTGCTATGTTCTACATGTCACAGCTATCTGCAGAAGCAGAGGGCAAGGTTCTACTTAATCAGAGTATGATGGAGGGTAGCAGGACAGGTAAGGCTGCAGAGGCTGACCTTATGCTGCTTATTGCAAAGAATCCAATGAGGCAGGAGGATGACCCCAACATAGAAGACTTGCAGCGTCACATTAACGTGGTAAAGAACAAGCTGTCAGGTTGGCATGGGGTAGTTACCTGTGAGTTAGATTATCGTACAGGAAGGTATACAGCATGACTCAACTAGACTTCTTTACAGAGGAGATTGAAAAGGTATGCGAGGATGGGCTTGTTTGTATCAAGTGTGATATCAGACAACCTGTTACTAACTTCCAACAGATGTCCTATACAAAAACAGGGGATGCAGAGATAAAAAGAACCTGCCGTTCCTGTCAATCAGGACACAGGAAGGTAATTGCTGATTTACGAAAACGTAATGTGTATCCACAAGAAGCTAGTTATAAATGTCCTATATGCCAACGTACTATTGATGAGGTAAATAAATATGGACAGAAACTATTAGGAACGTGGGTGCTTGATCACTGCCATGAAACGAACACATTTCGTGGTTATATATGTAAACATTGTAATGACGGTCTTGGTGGGTTCAGGGATGACTTGATAACTGTTATCAACGCAGTTAAATACCTACAAGGTCATAAGGAGAAGATAAATGAAATTAACACTTGATGTAGAAAATACTACAGTTACCCGAAACGGTAAGCTGCACCTTGATCCATTTGAGCCAGAAAACTCATTGACTATGGTGGGTATGCTTAGTGATACAGGTAATAAAGCTATTGTCACATTTGATCATAGCGAAGAGCCAGCCACTGTATTTGGAAAAGAACTAGTGCAGGATTGGCTTGACAGCACTACTATCCTGATCATGCACAATGCAGCACACGACTTGCTGTGGCTATGGGAGTCTGGCTTTACATACGATGGACCTGTATTTGATACAATGCTTGGAGAGTATGTCCTGCAACGGGGGCAGAAGGAACCACTCTCTCTTGAAATGTGTGCTAATCGTTATGACTTAGATACAAAGAAACAAGACACACTAAAAGAATACTTTAAGAAAGGATACACAACGAGAGAGATACCATTTGATGAGTTGTCTGAATATCTAACGGCTGACTTGATTGCTACACAACAGTTATCTGACAAGTTGTATTATCGTCTTAATACACCAGAGGATTCAGGTCTTATGGAGACAGTGATACTTACAAACAAAGTTGCAGTGTGTCTTTCACGTATATATCAGCGTGGGTTTAAAGTTGATTTGTCTGCCTTGGATACTGTGCGTAAAGAGTTTGAGAAGGAAAAGCGTCAACTTATTGACAGTCTACAGCGTCAAGTAACAGAGATAATGGGAGACACTCCTGTTAATCTAAACAGTCCAGAGCAATTGTCTCAAGTCATTTACAGCAGAAAGCCTATTGACAAATCTATGTGGCAGAACAACTTTGATAAGTACATGAGCAAGACATCCTATAAAGAGATGGTGTCAATGCATTCAGAGCCTGTCTACAAGACAAGGGCAAAGCAATGCCCTAACTGCTATGGTCGTGGCACATATTATAAGAAGAAGGTAGACGGTAGTAATTGGTCAAAGCCATCCAAGTGTCAGGATTGCAACGGTGTAGGTTTCTTGTTTGTTAATACAAAAGAATTAGCAGGTCTTAAGTTTTCTGCACCAGATGCAAAGTGGGTAAGCGCACATGGTTTTACTACAAGCAAGACCAATCTAGAAATCCTTGAGGGTTTCGCTAGACAGCGTGGCATGGAAGATGCTACGAGTTTCTTAAGTAAGGTAAAGCGTCTAAGTGCTTTGGATACGTACTTGTCATCCTTTGTTGATGGCATTGAAAACTACACTAAAGAGGATGGTAAGTTGCATGTTCGCTTACTACAGCATCGCACTGCCACTGGCAGGTTTAGTGGTGCTGATCCTAATATGCAGAACATGCCAAGAGGTGGCACATTCCCTGTCAAAAAAGTGTTTATATCACGGTGGGAAGGTGGCAAAATTATGGAAGCAGACTTTGCCCAGCTAGAGTTTAGGGCTGCTGCGTTTTTATCACAGGATGAGGTAGCGATAAATGAAGTATCTACTGGATTTGATGTACACTCATACACCGCTGAAGTTATTACCAATGCTGGTCAGCCTACGGACAGACAGACTGCGAAGGCTCATACATTCGCGCCGTTATATGGAGCGACAGGCTATGGAAGAACAAAAGCGGAAGCAGAATACTATGAACACTTCAGTCAGAAGTACAAAGGGATTTCCGCTTGGCACTCCCGATTGGCTAAAGAAGTTTTATCAACAAACAAAATAACTGCACCATCTGGTCGTCAATACTCATTTCCTAATGTAGTTAGGAAGATTAATGGTACAGTAAGTTACTTTACACAGATAAAAAATTACCCTGTGCAGGGGTTTGCTACAGCAGATATTGTACCACTTACCCTCTTGCATATTGATGAATTATTGTGTAATATGCAAAGCTGTATTGTTAACACAGTGCATGATTCTATTGTGATTGACATACATCCAGACGAGGAACGGCAGGTCATTGACCTTATTAGTAGGGTAAACAATGATCTGACCAGTATCGTGAATACCACGTTTAGAATTGATCTGAATGTGCCTTTGCTTTTAGAGGCAAAAATTGGAAATAATTGGCTTGACACTAAGGATGTAAGCTGATATAACTATGCATCTTAATCTGAAAGGAGCAGAAAGAATGAATGACTTAACAGTATTGAGTAGTGGTAACTATGACGCTATAGCGCAGATGGTTGGTATTACTGACGACTTGAATACAGGGGTTAAAGTTAATACCCTCAACCGTTTGCGTCTATGGCATTATCCTACTATGGGTCAAGCCGAAATAAATGGAAAGCTAAAGAATGTTGAGGTAATTGATGGTGGAGTATTCCGTCTAGAAGTTATTGAAGGCAGTTTGTCTAAATATGCATTTAGCAAAACAATTAGTGTGCGTCCCTTTATGCAAAGGTTTATGTTAAAGCGATACATAGCAAACAAAAACCCAAAGCCTAATGAAAAGAAGGGTGAGTTTCAGCGCACTATTATGTCAAACAGCTTGAAAAAAGACCTAAAGGATAATACTGGTAGGTTCAACTGTGGCAAGCCCTCTGGCTATATTGAGGACTTTCAAGCACTACCTGTAGATATGCAAGACCTGATCCGTCAGATCAAGCGTGTAAGGGTATTGTTTGGTATTGTTAGTATGGAGAATCCTGTAGATGAAACGGGTAAGCCTATGGATGAGTTTGAGACTCCTTTTATCTGGGAGATTGATAACAAAGATGCCTTTAAGAGTGTTGGAGAATGTATGGGTACATTTGCTAGGCATCAGCGTCTGCCATTCCATCATGCGATTACCTTCACAGAATCTACACAGCATGAAATGGATAACAACAGCAGTTACTATACTCCTGTGTGTAAAGTAGATATGGATATAAACTACGAACACACTAAGGAAGATGATGAAACATTGTCTAGTTTCTTAGATTGGATTAAGAACAACAATGACTACATCTGTAAGGAGTGGGATATTAAGAACACTAAACGTCAGGAGGAACTGCCTGATGAAGATATGGATGTAGTAGAAGACTTTATTGACATTGAACTGGAAGAGGGAGATGAAAAATGAACCACCCCGCCGAAATGAAGCTACATAGGTACATGACTGATGCAGCTAATGGTAAATCAACAATATCTGAGGAGGTAATTCAAAAGATAGGCTCTGATATTATGGACGCATTGCGGCGACAATTCGGCGGGAAAGAGAAGAAAGAGTTTAGGTTGCGTATGTCTAACGTTGGACGCCCAACTTGTCAGCTATGGTTTGAGAAGCATAGACCAGAGGCAGCGCAACCTAAGTCTAATAACTTTGTAATGAACATGATGTTTGGAGATGTCGTTGAGGCTATCTTCAAGGGTCTGTTAGATGAAGCAGGAGTTGAGTATGGAGATGCAGAAAATGTTGTGCTTAAACTTGAAGACGGCACAGAGATTAATGGGACATATGATATTGTTATGGACGGTGCGGTTGATGACATCAAGTCAGCATCTGATTGGTCATATCGTAATAAGTTTGAGTCATATGATACCCTTGCTGCTGGTGATGGCTTTGGCTATATTGGACAACTGGCTGGCTATGCTAAAGCAACAAATAAACGTGCTGGTGGTTGGTGGGTAGTTAATAAAGGCAATGGTAAGTTTAAGTACGTACCTGCTGATGGTATTGACACAGACAAAGAAATAGATAAAATACAGGAGACAGTAAAAACTGTTGAGAAAGATGAGTTTGTGCGTTGCTTTGAACCAGAACAAGAAACATTTAGAAAGGTGCTTACAGGTAATAAGGTGTTAAATAAGCATTGCACATTCTGCGATTTTAGAAATACTTGTTGGCCTAATCTACAAGAACACCCGCAAGCTAAATCAAAAGCTAAGTTTCCTAAGATGGTGCAGTACATTGAATATAATGCCGAACAAGCAAGCTAGGAAGCACGGGTATCGCAGTGGGCTAGAACACAAACTTTCTATTTATCTTGATGAACTCAAACAAAACTATGGTTATGAGTCCATTAAAATTGAATGGGAAGACCTAGCCTATCGTACCTACACCCCAGATTTTATTCTAGATAACGGAATAATAATTGAAACAAAGGGTAGGTTTCTAGCAGCAGATAGACGTAAACATCTTGCCATTAAAAAACAACATCCTAAACTTGACATACGGTTTGTTTTTACTAATAGTAGGGCTAAGTTACGCAAGGGGGCAAAGAGTAATTATGCAGAGTGGTGTATCCGATATGGTTTCTTGTACTATGATCGCATCATACCAGAAGATTGGTTGAAAGAAAAAGGAAGAAACAAACACCCGAACTTTATTAAATTTAAGGGTACAAAAGTAAAAAGGAGATAAGACATGGACGCTACAACATTCAACATACAGTTAAAACCAGACCTAGATGAAGATGATTGTTGGACAGGTGGATTAGAAGTTAGTATTGCATATGATAAGTTTAGTCCTCTAGATAAACAAAGTTTTCTTCATCTACAGCATCTTGCAGAAATAGTTGCTTGTTCTATAGCTTTTATGGAAGAACATCCAGAAGTTATAAAACAAATAGAAGATTTTATGAATGAAACATCTGAAGATGAAGAAGAAAATATGTCAGGACATACGGTTGAAGAGATAGGTGATAATGTGGTAAAGTTATCCTTTAACAGTAGGACGAAAGGAAGAGCGTAATGCGGCATGAAGAGTATATGAAGGAAGCTATGAAACAAGCTATGGAGCAGTCTGATGTATTAGAACGAGCAGGTAAAGAAGCCTACGGTAACGTGGACATGGTAAATAGTCCATCACACTACAATCAATCAGGCATTGAGTGTATAGCTGCTATTCAAGCGGCACTAGGACCAAACTTTAAGTATTACTTGCAAGGTAATATTATGAAGTATCTGTGGCGATTTGACTACAAAGGAAAACCGCTAGAAGACTTAGAAAAAGCACGGTGGTATCTAAATACCTTGCTAGAAGATGTGGCGGCTAGTGATGAGAGTTAAGATGTTTATCTCAGTTGAGATTGATGAAGAAGAATATCCTGTCCCTGCAGATGGGAGGGTAGACGAAGAATTAGAGGATGCGTTTTTAGACTTGATGCACGATATAGAAGGTGTTACAGTCAAATCAATTAGAGCAGTTATGGAGAACAAAGAATGAACAATTACCTACCTACAGATTATCAAAACTTTATTGCGCTATCACGGTATGCACGATGGAAAGAAGACGAACAACGCCGTGAGACATGGGTAGAGACAGTGACTCGCTACTTTGATTATATAAAAAATCATCTGTATAGTACGTGCAGATATGTAATGCCTGACGATTTAAGAGGCGAACTAGAGCAAGCTGTATTGAATCAAGACATCATGCCCAGCATGAGAGCATTGATGACTTCTGGCCCTGCACTAGATCGCTGCCACGTGGGTGCATATAACTGCTCCTACGTGCCTGTAGACAGCCCTAGAGCCTTTGACGAGACTATGTACATACTTATGTGTGGCACAGGTGTAGGCTTCTCTGTAGAACGTGAGAACGTGGATAAGCTACCAATTGTTAATGAGGTAATGCACGACACAGATACAGTAATCAAAGTAGGTGACAGCCGCCCCGGTTGGTCAAAGTCTCTGCGTGAACTAATATCTTTGCTATATGCTGGTCAAATACCCAAGTGGGATGTATCCGATGTACGTCCTGCAGGTGCAAGACTAAAGACATTTGGTGGTCGTGCAAGTGGCCCAGCACCGCTAGAGGAATTGTTTGAGTTTGTTATAGCTAAGTTTAAGACTGCGACAGGCCGTAGACTGTGGCCTGTTGAGTGTCACGATATTATGTGCAAGATTGGTGAGGTTGTAGTTGTTGGCGGTGTACGCCGTTCTGCTCTTATTAGTCTGTCTAATCTTGGTGATGACCAGATGGCTCATGCCAAGTCAGGACAGTGGTGGGATACAGAACCACAACGTGCATTGGCTAACAACTCTGTAGCCTACAAAGGCAAACCAGAGATGGGTACGTTTATGCGTGAATGGGTATCCCTATATGAATCTAAGTCAGGTGAGCGTGGTATCTTTAATCGTGAGGCGGCAAAGACACAGGCAGCTAAGAATGGTAGACGTGATACAGAACATAGTTTCGGCTGTAACCCCTGCAGTGAAATTATATTACGTCCATACCAGTTCTGTAACTTGTCAGAGGTAGTTGCACGTGCTAGTGATACACAGCAGTCGTTGCGTGAAAAGGTACGACTTGCTACAATCTTAGGTACGTTTCAATCCACACTAACTGACTTTAAGTACCTACGTAATGTATGGAAGAAAAATACAGAGGAAGAGCGTTTGCTTGGTGTGTCATTGACAGGTATCATGGACAATGACTTGCTTAGTGGTACATCAGCCCATCTTGGCAAGAACATTGGTCAAACACTGGAAACATTGCGTGACACGGCAGTAGAGACTAATGCTGCTATGGCTGAACAACTAGGCATTCCACAGTCTACAGCCATCACATGTGTCAAGCCTAGTGGTACAGTGTCGCAGCTTGTAGACAGTGCCAGCGGCATCCATGCGAGGCATAACCCACACTACATTCGTACTGTACGTGGAGACAACAAAGACCCACTTACACAATTTCTTATGTCGGAAGGTATACCTGCAGAGCCAGATGTTATGAAGCCAGAGTCTACAACAGTGTTCAGTTTTCCGATGGCATCACCACGTGGTGCGGTTACACGTACAATCCTGTCGGCTATTGAACAGCTTGAGTTGTGGCTTACTTATCAGCGTTACTGGTGCGAACACAAACCATCAGTGACAATCTCTGTTAAAGAAGATGAGTGGATGGATGTAGGTGCTTGGGTATATAAACACTTTGATGAAGTGTCAGGCATTAGTTTCCTACCATTTAGTGACCACACGTATAAGCAAGCACCATATCAGGACTGTACAGAAGATGAATATGATGCTATGATAATACAGATGCCCAGAAGTGTGGATTGGGCAAAGCTGCAGGAGTTTGAGAAAGAAGACATGACAACAGGTGGGCGTGAGTTAGCGTGTACGGCAGATGCTTGTGAGATTGTAGACTTAAATGCGGCATGATTGAAGGAGTGGACATGCCTACATGGTGGCAGTGGTGGCTAATAGTGGTCATCACTGTCAACACTGTAATAAATGCAATTGTGTTTTTCAAACACAGATTTAAACAGAAAGGAGTTGACAAATGAGAGAGCAAATGGTAGAAGTATTACGGAAACATGCACAGGCCAACGTGGCATTGCATGTTGCCAACATTGAGTGTTATCTACGTAACCCTGTGGGTATAGGAGAACATTCAGATATCATGGAAGCAATGCAAGGAGAACTTGATAAGATTGCAGCACATGAAGATAGGCTTGACATATTAAATAATTACTTTAATGAATAATAGGCTCCTCCATTGCCTATAGAAACAAGTAAAAAGTTAGTATGGAAAAAAGGGGTGGATTACTTAATTGCTAATCCACCCCGCAAGTCTGAACAGTGGGAAGAATGGCTAAAGGAAAAGGAGAAGCACGATGACAAAAAAGAAAGTAAGTGAAGACAAGCAGATGGTTACAATTGATGGTGAGGATTATGCATTTGATGACTTGACAGACCTGCAGAAGTATATGCTAGAACAAGTGTTAGACTTGAAAGGTAGGATAAAAACTGCACGTATGCATCTAGACCAACTTAAAGTTGCTAGTGCAGAGTTTGGCAGATCACTTCAAGAATCTGTACGACTAGAATCTCAAGGGGAGAAGAATGAAAAGACGTAATGGCCTAAGTAAATATGATGCTCCACTCAAAGTACAATATGAGTGGGGCTATCAAGATTTTTTTAATTGGGGTGAATCTATTGGCAAAGATAAAAAGATTAAGCCAAAGGTAGAGAGGAAGCTGCACACTAACACTATGCAGTTTCGTGAGTGGCAAAGAGGCTGGAACGATGCTTATAAAGCCAATTTAAAGAGAGTACAACGCAATGAACAAGCTAGAGCAAGAGGCTAGGAACTGGATGAAGGAGAAGTACATGTATGGAATATCAGCTAAAGCATATCAAGTAGCAGCGTGTGATACTGCCATCTTCCCAAAAGAAAAGGCCACAGAGTATTTAACTCTGGGCCTTAGTGGGGAAGCGGGAGAGATTGCAAATAAGGTGAAAAAATTTATACGTGATGGCGCACCACCAGATGAATATGAAGCCAAGAAGATTGAGATTGGCTATGAGATTGGTGATGTGCTGTGGTATTGTGCAGTGCTTGCAGAAGAAATGGGGATGGACCTTGGGCATATTATGGAGAACAATTTACAAAAACTGGCTGACCGAAAAGCTAGGGGTACTCTGTCTGGCTCTGGTGACAATCGTTAAGTATGCTATAGGTGGTGCTATATGCCTGTGGTTAATATACATCGTGGGCATGGCACTGACTAATACCATATGTGATTGTGTCAGAGACTTTAATGGTTGGTGGGAGTTAGAATACTGGACAAAAAAAGAGGGGGCTTAGTTGCCCCCTTATCTTATTACTGGTTCTAACTCATTTCTCATATCTATTTTACCTTCACCAAACTCATCTTCATATATAGCAAGACCATATTCATAATGACCAGTCTGGTGAATACTAACACCATTTGTTTTTTGTTTATATATTTGTTCTACTATTGTTTTTCTATCTCCTTTTAATGCCCTAAAAAGTGTCTCTGCCTTTTGTGCTATATCTTGACCAGATGGATATTCCATTTCTAAAACATCAGCCCTAGCTTGTCTTCTTTCATTTTTAATAAATTGAGACAGTGCTATTCTTTTTACAACATCATTAGGTAAAGAAGTGTAATCAGGGTCTTGGATGAATGTAGCTACGTTAGCATCAATCTTTTCGCCTAATTCTTTTTTAGCTAGATTCGTAAGAGGTTTATTTAGTTTAATACGTGCAGGGCTTAGTTCTGCGTAACTAAAGCGTAAACGATCCAACTCTTCTTGAAGCAATGTTCTTTCTCGCTCCATAGTTATACCTGTTACAGCTTTTAAAAAGGGATTGACATTTACTACAGGTCCAGATCGTCCAACTGAGTATAAAGGTACATCACCTTCATCAATGTTAACTTCTTGTGGGAAAGATCGCATAGATTGTTTAAACGCAAGTTCCACAAGGTCAACATCAGTGTTATCAGGAACGATACGATACTCTGGACCCATAAACGTGCCAGCTAAATCTTTAAACATGCCAGCACCAACGGTAAATGTATTAAACAAGTTTCCTACAGCATTGGCAAATTCTTCTTCAAATGTTCTCTGTGATGTACCACCCTCCTCAAAGTTAAGTGCTAACTCACTAAAAAAATCAAATGTCTCTAGTCCCAAACCAGCACGTGCTGTTCCACCTGAAAAGGCTTTTGCAATATCTCTTGTTGGATAGGGTATGTCAACGGCAACTTTATCATTATCGTGAAGTTGTGGTAAATCTACAAATCCAAATAAAGGTTTTTTATTAGGCCCAGAGTGTCTATATATTAAGTCTGCAAGCATAGCAAAACCCATAAACGGACCTAAGTTTGCCTCTGCATTAATAGTCTTATTAGTTGTTGGGTCTTTGTATTGATAAGGACCAGTTGTTTCATCACCGAACATTGTTCGTATTCCAAACATTGCAGTAAGAGTTGCCAAACCACCAACTTGTTTTCCCATTCTTTCTGCAAAAACATCTGCACTTTCAAATGGTAAAAATTCTTGTGTTCCCTTCTTACCCGCTTTATTAAGAATACCACCAAGATTAAATAAACCAAGCATAGGCATATGTTCATATGCAAATATAAGCTGATTTACTATGTATCTAGGGAACGGTATACCCACAGTTATTGGTGTTTTAGTAGACAAGTCAATAAAAGCGTCAAAACCCTTATTAAAGACACCCTCTTTACCAGCAAATTTACCTGTTTGGTAAGTAAAACCCAAAGCCGTTTCCATAGCTTCACCAATAGCTCTATCGTCTATTTGACTAAATCTACCACTGGCTGTTGCGGATGTTTCTGGGTCTAAATATGCTTCTTTAAAAAATCCTCTTAGGCCACCCTTTTGACCATTAGCAACTAAATATTTATCAATCTCTCTAGAAAAGATTGCTCTTTTAAACATGTTATCACTCATGGTATTGAGGACATTAAATTTTCTAGCTACACTAATTAGACCACCTTCTGCGCCTGTCAAATCTCCGACATCACCAAGTGATCTAAATAATTCTTTAGCCAGAGGAGTTTTACCAAAACGGGAATCAGTAAATAACATGTCTAGTGCTTGAGTTTCAAAGCTACTTGTTCCCAACCACAGGTCTTTTGCATAAAGAGCCTGACCACCAGATCGCATTTGAGCCTGACCAAGACGCAATGATCTTAATGCTTCGTCAGACATTTGACCTTTAGTTATATCAGATAATGCTTTTACACCCCCTAGTCCAGCATTAACTA